CTGACAGACACCAAACTAGCCGGACTAAAGCCCGTAATCACGATGGAGGATGACAGATGAAGCTTCAGAGACAATCCTGTCCCCGAAGCCTGCTGAATCAAGGCAATTGATCATCTGTTCAAACTCACTAATGGTCAGGCTGTACCTGACCAACAATTCATGTGTGCCAATGCTCCCAGAAGGACGTTGATGCACACCAAACTGCGATAATAGATAATTAGGAAAAATAGCTTTGACGGGGAATGGATATTTGCACTTAAGAGTCCCGTGCAAGGCATGGTCACCCATATGACACATACCTCGGACCAGACCGGAGTTAAAACTAATTGCACGCTCCTCAAGACTGCCCCCAGGGGGCAAGTCCTGCGAACACTGACCAAGGCAACGAAGAACAACACCAAGGTTGAGTATGGCTCGCATAGAGCCTTCTTCGTTGACACATGGTGAGTGCTTCAAGAATTGAAGGTCATGATATGTGCGACAGCGCTCGACGGTTACTTTGTAACCACAAAGCGCTGCGCCTAACTGGATGCCAATCTCAATGGTATCCAAATCTAATAAGGGCAGCATTTCGCTAATACCAGCTATAATTAAATTAGATGCTATGTTGTTGTTTAAGGTAGTCAAAACAGTACCCGAATACTGTATAGGACCGATACCCTTAAAACGCAAAATGCGTTGACCAACAACAGGGTCAAAAATGGAACAGGTGTGTTCGCACTGACCGACGATAGTAGCGACGAGATCCTTATGAGCGTCAGTGGAAAGAATTTCCTTAGACAACTCAAAGATCACACTACCGTTACTACCATCACATTTGCTGATCTATATTGAAGAATAAGCGTGTACCACAAACATTAATACCCGCACAAATATCATCAGAGTGGATGTAAGCCACGTTTCCGTCCCCATTGACTATGTTATGAAATACATCGTCAAGTGTGGATAACGTAGGTTTCTTGATGAATGTGCTAATGAAGGAGCCAACCTTCAAGGGTTGTGTGAACACGTCCTTACACGCTTCGACAAGCCAACCACCTGATAATGGCGCAGAAGCACCAAAGTCACCAATAGAGCGTGGTGGCTTACCAGGTTTGGCATATTCTCCGGCCTTCAACTTGAGCTTGACGCTGGTGCAAAAGCTCTCGGGGGATAATAAAGTACCATCTATGTTGAGGCGAGAATACGCACTTTGGCGTAACTTCTTCTTCGGATGAGGTTGTTCGACAAAGGAAAACACTTCCCTGTCGAATGTATCGAAAGAAGATGAACAATTTTCGAAGCGATCCTTCAATTCACGAATGAATGATAGATCCACTATACCGGCACGAATGAGGTCCTGGTTGCTCCACAACAACTGATCCTCATGCAATGTGCCGCGCGCACCAAGTTGCCTAGTCATCATCATGGCGTAGTTTTTGGATGAACTTCCGTAAACAACACCAGAATGGACAAAACTAGGTCCAAAGTACGTCTTCCAACTTCTGTCATAACACTCCCAGCTGGTTGGCATAGCTAGGGTGTGTAAGAAGGCAGTGCTCACTTCGTCAAGACCTACGAATCGGTTGTTGAATATGTATGGAACATCACAACACTCTACAGAATCGCAGCGGAAAACCCCGACTTGGTGAACACCACCTCCTTCTAGTTTGGCATCCCGCGAGGTACACTGCAACCCAAGCCAGATGCGCGATCTAGCTCTTGCATCCTTTCAATTTTTTGAAAGGCGTACCTTACGGAATTATTAAGTACCTCCACATCTACATCAGGAAACTTTTGAGAGCATGGGTAAAACCAAGCTCGACCAGCTCCTGTGGACTGAAGAGACACACCCCGAAATTTGGATAAGCAATATGAAACGATTTGCTTATCAACCTCACTCTGGACGACGTATGGTCTGCCCAAAGGAAGTGTACTAAGTGGAGGACCAAACAAATAAGATGTCACACTATTCAAGTGCAGAGCTCCGGAAGGATAATCATTCTCAACGTGTGAACGGAGAGTAAGGAACTTCCACAACCCCCAATGACGAACATCGTGCACTGGACAATCTATAACACACTCAACATCCCTGTAGTGAATAGGGACGGTTTCAGTAAGGTCACTAACAAGTGTGACCTCCTCGTCGTTGACATGAACGACAGGAAGACTGAACAATGAGGTGCGGATTACTGAGGCAGCCTCTTGCCCAGAAATCTTAAACGGAATAGTGGAGTGATGTGTGCGCCAAAGTCCCTCAAGGATGAGTCGCTTCTCAG